GCTTCGACGACTGCTGATGCCGAAGGAACTACTTCTGCAACTGTAGCTGCTGAAGCGACCTCCCCTGGCTTAACCTCGGACGCCTTACACCCAATCAACGCTGCAGCGCAGCAAACCATAGTAATCGTGTTTTTCATTGTTTTGTCTCCTGTTGCCTTAACGGCGGTCTTAATTATATCATAAAAGTTAAGATGTATCTAAAAGAGCTTTTCGAATATTTGCTAATGATTTTTCTTTTGTTGCGAAGTGTCTAATATTTAACGGAAGACATATGACAACTAGATTTAACGCAGTTGACGAAGTTAGTTTTAACGTGCCTGGTGTCAAGTCGGGTTACGATGGTGCATCTAAATCTAGTTTTTCGATTCCTTCGTGCGGAATAGAGGACGTCGATGTTTCTATTTTCACGCTTTTTGACAAAGAAATAGAACCTACCGTAGGAGGAAAAGATTCGCAAGAGATAAAGAGGGTTCCTATAGTTTTTGCTGCCGGCGAAAAATGGGCGATGTTAAAAAGAGGACGTCCCCTAAGGGACAGAAATAACACGTTGATATTACCGCTGGTGACGATAATGCGTGTTGGCATAGAACAAACGTCAGATGATGTAGCGGGCCGAGGAATTAATCAACAGACGGGCGAATTGGTCGTCAGAAGAAGACTTGATAATTCAGATAGGGATTATCAAAACATAATTAACAAACAATTAATTTTGAATCAAGTTAATGCTGCTGTTACTAGCGGCTCTCAATATTCTGGTGGTCAACAATTATTGACTGGGAGAAAAGTCGGTTCGCTAGAAAATGATTTTGACGTTCGAGCGGGTGCCCTGCTAGTGTCTAACAAAAAAAACAACATATTTGAAACGCTCGTTGTACCAGCACCCCAATTTTTTACGGTCAAATATCAGGTTACTGTGTGGACGCATTTTACTCAACACATGAATCAAATTTTAGAAAAGTTTATGTCATCGTTTTTGCCGCAGGCTCAATCATGGAAGTTATTGACGCCCAAAGGTTATTGGTTCATAGCGACTGTCGACGGTGGAGCTTTTAACATTGAAACAAGTTTTGAAGACATGTCATCTACCGAAAGATTTACAAAATGTACGTTCGATGTCAAAGTTCCAGCTTATCTTTGGGCGTCCACTGCGCCAGGAATTCCAATACCCGTTAAAAGATATGTTTCGTCTCCTATCATTAATTTTGAGATAGAAAGTAGAAATAGCGGCGACGCAATCGGTCCAGAGGAGTTCTCTAATAACTATTTGATCGGAAGCGACGATCCAACGCTACCCCTGGACGAGCAGTCCAATCTACGAGATGACCAAAGAAGACCTGGTTGGCGTCAACAAGTAATTCAGCCTTCCAACTCTAGAGACTTAAACGCGAACAGTAGCGATCCTGCTTTGTCAACTTACCCAAGAGGCATTAATCCCAATCAGTATCAAAAGATTCAGGTTGGTGATGACATTAGATACGCAAAAGTCGTAACCGTTAACGCTTCGACTGGCGAAACTGTTTATTCTGGATTGGATTTACGCAGTCTTAAGATAATACCTGTGTAATTTTTTGTTTTGTCCAATTTACAAGATATTTATTGCTTGAATTCGACTGTGAAGGAGAAACATAATGTCCGAGCAAGTTTTTAGATCTCCAAATTTTTATGAACGCGAGATTGATCTATCAGCGCCAGTTGTAGGCGGTCCTATTGGTACACCAGCAGGCGTTGTTGGCCCTAGTAATAAAGGTCCAGCATTCGTACCTGTTACTTTTGCAACTTTTGGTTCTTTCGCCGAAACGTTTGGTAATCTTGATACGAAGTATTTCGGACCTTATGCCGTTAATGAATTTTTGAAAAACCGCACGTCGTTAACCTATCTAAGAGTCCTCGGCGCTGGTGCCAATTCATCGTTAACAGACTTCGAAAATACGATAAATAAAGGTACTGTAAAAAATGCCGGTTTCTCCTTGGGAGGAACAGCGGCTGCTGCAGACAATCGCCATACTAAAGTTGTTCAGTTCCTTGCTGCACAACACACGTTATCCACCAACGAAGCATACGGTATGCCGATGTTTAGCGACAACAATACCTTTAGCGGAGTCAGCGCAGGTAGCGAAGTTAACTTGATTCGTGGTATGCTAATGATGCCTAATACTGCAAGAATGTTCGTTTTAAATGGAACGGAAGCAGTACCAGCAGCAGCATCAATCGCCGCTATCGATGACGAGGCGCAAGCAAAAACCGTAAACGGTAAGTCTAGATTTAAGATATTAATCTCGTCGTCACTGGGTTCGAGTTATGCTAGCGACGAAGGTAAACCAGGTATTAAAATATTAACAGCATCTTTTGACCCTACATCCGACGATTATTTCGGTAAGGTGTTGAACACAGATCCTGATAAGTTTTATACATATCAGCATTATTTAGCAGCTGATTTTGCAGTCGATGCCCAGGTCGCGGAGGTTGCAGAAGATAATTACGTTGCGACGCTGTCTGGCTCTAGTTTAACGAGTTCTGCGTCTGGAGACCCAACTCTTACTTATAGAGAAATTTTCGGCGCATATAATACGCGATTTAAAGCGCCACAAACTCCAATGTTTATATCGCAACCATTTGGTAAGACCGAATATGACTTATTCAAGTTTGAAGCGATAGATGACGGTGAGTATGCAAACAAGCTATACAAGATATCTATCGCAAATATAAAGGCGTCCGCGGATGCGACGAATAAATACGGCACGTTTAACGTTCAAATAAGAGACTGGAATGATTCTGATATAACGCCAGTTGTAATCGAGCAATTTACGAATTGTTCTTTAGATCCAGATTCCGACAATTATATTGCTAAGTTGATCGGTGATCGCAAGGTCTATTATCACTTTGATGAAATAGATCCTGCAGCCCGCCGCTTGGTCGCTTCAGGCAAATATCAAAATAATTCGAAATATGTCAGAGTCATAGTGAATGATGCCGTCAACAAAAAACAAATTCCCGAAAACGCTTTGCCTTTCGGATTCCACGGACCATCATTGCTAAAGACCAACAATAATCTTAACGCTTTGTCTGCTATTACACAAGGCACAGGAAGATTAGGCGCAGTGGGTATATCAACTACGCATTGCCTGACAGGTTCTGTGTTGCCACCTATACCATATCGTTATAAGGTGACCCGCGGTGCAGTATCGACTACGGGTACAGTCGCAGGTGCTCCTGGTACCACCGAAGTCACGATGCCATCATTCTATTGGGGTGTTAAATTTGAAAGAAACTCGACTTCGCTTGCAGACGACGTTTTGAATCCAAATCTCATAACTGAGAAGAATAATCTTCTTGCATCGTATACACGATTCATGGGCATCGACAAGCTAGACGCTCTACACACAGGTTCCAACGTCGACTCATTCAACAGCAATAAGTTTACACTAGCTCGTGTTGCGCTTCGAAACACCTCGACGACGGATATCACGGGTTCAGCAGCGACGCACATGAAGGAGACCGCATATATAAGAAACGCAACGCCAGATTCCAATGATTATTCTGTGTCTGACGGAGTGATCACCAATCGCGTAACTTTAGCAACGCTACTCGCAAAAACATCAGCAGCTAGTTTTAATCGCTTCTCGCAATTCGCTAAGTTTACAACATTCATGTACGGCGGCTTCGATGGCGTAAATTATCTAGATCGAGATGCGCGACGTCTTAATGACAAATCTGTTTCTTTCGATTCCGATGCCTTGTCGACAGGTGGAGCAGCTTCCAACTATACTGCATCAGGTTTTGGAACGGCAGTTAACGGAACAGGTAGAGAAAACAGCGGTGTCGCATCGTATAACGCAGCTACCGATATTATGACGGACCCGTTTACGGTTGGTATTAATATCTTGTCGTTGCCAGGTATTCGTGAACCATATATTAACGATTTGACTTCAAAGAAAGTCAAGGATTATGGTTTAGCATTACACTTGATGGACATTCCGTCATACAACGACGACGGTAATCGTTTATACGATGATTCGACATCAAAACCAAGCGTGAAAGAAACCGTCGATGCCTTCGACGCCCGCGCAATTGACAACAACTATGTCGCGACTTACTTCCCTGACGTCTTTATAGATGACACGACGAACGTAAGAAAAGTGAAGGTTCCTGCGACAATTGCTGCTTTGGGTGCGCTAGGCTTCAACGATAGAGTTGCTTATCCTTGGTTTGCTCCAGCTGGATTTAATAGAGCCGCACTCGACTTCGTGTCAAACGTTGCGGTTCGACTTAACGTCGCCGACCGCGACCGTTTATATGATTCGCGCATTAATCCCATCGCTACATTCCCGCGTCTTGGATTCGTCATCTACGGACAAAAGACGCTGCAAGTTAGCAAGTCAGCGTTAGATCGTGTAAACGTTCGACGTCTTCTCCTCGAAGTGAAGAGAATCATCATCGGCATCGCAAATCGCATCGTCTTCGAACAAAATACTCCTGCGGTTCGCAACCGTTTCGTGTCAGACTCGGTCTTCCAGCTGGGTTTGATCCAGTCGCAAGCAGGTATCGAGGCCTTCCAGGTCGTGATGAATGAAACCAACAACACCCAGGAAGACATCGACCTTAACCGTCTAAATGGTCGCATCGTGGTTGTTCCGACAAGATCGATTGAATTCATCGCAATCGACTTCATCGTTACAAACGCAGGTGTGCAGTTCGTTTGAGAAATTTGAAATTAACTTAATAGTTAGATTAGCAGAATGGAGCATAGTAGATGGCACAAGTAAAACTAGGCGCAGCGGGCGTAACAGCAAACGAAATAGACATTTCAGGTCCTGTATCGGTACAACCAGTTGGCGTTCCTGCAGGTATCATAGGTACGGCTGCTCGAGGGCGCGCGTTCGTGCCAATCACCGTTGGTAGAACTGTCGATTTCGAAGCTAAGTTTGGAACAGTAGACAGTAAACACTTTGGTCCATTGGCTGTACGTGAATGGTTACGAAACGCGCAAGCAGTTACTTATCTTCGCGTTGCAGGTATTGGTAATGGTCTAAAGCGTCAAGATGCGAATGGAACTTATCCTGGTTCTGTTACGAACGCGGGTTTCGTGGTCGGTGAAAAACAACCTAGCGGTACCCTTGGAAAACTAGATATAAATCCATTCGCGAACGTCAATGGCGATCTAGGCCGAACGTATATGTTAGCTTGTTTGATGTCCGAATCTGCTGGTTCGACTTTCTTCAGCGACGCAGGATTACAGACGTCAGGACAAAACACGGCAGCTCCTATATTGCGCGGCGTTTTGATGGCAGCGTCTGGCGTTCTATTACGATTATCTTCATCGGTGTCAGGTGTAGACTCTTCTGCTCCCGCATCAACGCAAGTTGGTTCTCTTGTCTCTACGCTCAAAGGTTCAGCTATCGGTTCTGTAGTTTTAACTGAAAATTCGATATCCAAGCAAGATTTCGTGTTATTACTAAATGGACACAAAGGAACCGACGTAAACTATCCAAACGTCTTAACGGCCTCATTCGATCCTACAGCCAACAATTACTTTTCAAACGTTTTCAATACAGATCCGCTTAAGATGCAAGAAGCCGGACATTATCTGTATGCGAATTGGGACATTCACTCGGCGGTTGGTACATTAACAGGTTCGGGCGTTATATCTGGTTCCTTCGGCGCGAATGCAGCTTCTCCTTCCGGTAAGGCAGGTACTGAAACTGCGGTATTATTGCTAACATCGTCGCAAGCAAGAAACGCTGGAACTTCTACGGTACCCAACTTTGAGAGTTTCGAAGATCGTTTTGGATATGCAAAGTCGCCATGGATAATCTCGCAAAAGTTCGGTGGTAAGGCAGTCAATCTGTTTAGATTGCATGCCCTCGACGCGGGACAAGATGTTTCTTCTCTATACAAAATATCCATAGAAGATATTACTCCTTCGGCCGATTTAAACGACAAATATCCAACATTTACTGTTAAACTAAGAAGATTTAGCGATAGGGATTCGACGTCACAAGTTCTAGACAAAGAAAGCTATATCTGTAACCTCAATCCAACGTCGGATCGTTATATTGCTAAAGTAATTGGAGACTTTAACGTCTACTACGATTTTGACAGAGACATAGAAGAACAAAAAATCGTTATAGAAGGAAACTATGCGAATCGTTCAAACTACGTCCGAGTCGAAGTCCACCCCGACGTCGAAAATGGTTTCGTCGACGCGACCGCGATGCCTATGGGTTTCCGTGGAGTTGCGCATCTCGTAACCTCCGGCTCAGCAGTTTTTAGCGCATTAAATGCCGTGACCGACAACGCTGCAGGCGGCGGTTCAACCGATCTAAACATACTTCGTAAGCTTACAACCCCGCCAGTTCCTTTCCGCAGAAAGGTAACGGATGGTATCGTAGACGATGAAAGAGAAACAGCAAATTCCGATTATTATTGGGGAACTCAATTCGAACATATCGAATTGATAACGAAACCAAACGCTAGCGACTTAAAGAACGCTTCTATCGAGTCCTTCGCTAAGTATTTCCCTGATTTTTCTACTGTCGCAAAACCTGTCTTTGTTGGTGATAACGCCGGTGCAGAAGATACTGCGGCGAATGGCATTATAGACGCAGATAGGTTCTGTAACAACATCTTCACACTCGAACACGTTCAGGTAGTCACAGGATCTAATACACGCGCTGACGTGCTCGAATGGGATGAAGCTGTTTACGTTCGTAAGGGCAATATCGAATCAAATGACGCCAATAAGACGAGAGCATTTAGCACCGCCGACTTGGTAGAAACGACCAATAGAAGATTCGCTAAGTTTACTCTGTTCATGCAGGGCGGCTTTAACGGTGTCAACATATTCGATATCGACGAATCGAACATCAACAACAATGCCGTGTCATCCGACATGGTGTTTGGTAACGATCGCTTGCTCAACGAAGGTCCTAGCGTCAAGGTTTACACGAAGGCGATCGACATTATGAAGAACACGACGAACGTCGATATCCAGTTATTGACGATTCCTGGATTGAGACATCCCGTCGTTACAGATTATGCGACCGTCGCGACTGAAGAACGCTTCGACGCGCTGTATATCATGGATATCGAGCAATACGACGTTAATGGCACAGACGCCGAAAATGAGATTCGTCAAGATTCTCAAATAACATCAGTTGCAAACACGGTACAGAGTTTCCGCGATAGAAACATAGATTCTTCGTTCGCAGCTGCTTACTTCCCAGACGTTAATTACTCGGCACCTGACGGCGTCAATCTATTCGTACCACCTTCGGTTTTGGTCCTCGGCGCGCTCTCGCTCAACGACGCGATTGGCCATCCATGGTTCGCCCCGGCTGGTTTTACAAGAGGCGCGTTACCCCAACAAGCCCTCGAGGCCCGCGTTAAACTTAAGTTAGAAGATCTAGACGCGCTATACAACGATCGTATTAATCCTCTCGTCGCGTTCGTAGGAACTGCGAAAGAAGGTTTAGCACCGTCTTCGGGTCTATTGGTTTGGGGACAAAAGACGTTACAGATCGCAGCTTCTGCTCTTGATCGTGTTAACGTACGTCGTCTCCTCATCGAGATTCGTCGTCAAGTCCGCGAAATCGCTCAAACGATTATCTTCGAGCCAAATCGCGAGGCGACTCTAGCACGATTCTCTGCGGCAGTTACGCCGAGACTACAAAGAATCCAAGCATTGTCGGGTCTTGAAAGATTCCGCGTTATCATCGATTCCTCGACAACAACGCAAGACGACATTCTTAACAATACCGTCCGCGGAAAGATCTTCGTTCAACCGACCAAGAGCATCGAGTTCGTCAGCCTCGACTTCGTCGTCGCGAACAATCTACAATCAGTTGCTTGATATTTTCAAAATCAATAAATAAAAACAGGTTTCTTAGATATTTAAAAAAGGTGACAGGAGAATAAAACCATGGCCGCAGAGACATTAGACGTAACATCGATGATTCCAAACAAGTTTGAACCAAAGCGTAAGAATAGATGGATTCTTATGATCGAAGGTATCGATGCATATATCATCAAGACCACAGCACGTCCAACGATATCCACAGAAGAAGTTGAAGTTCCCTTCATCAATTCTCGTCGCTACCTCGCAGGTAAGACTTCGTTCGGTACGATCGCCGTTACACTTCACGACCCAATCGCTCCCTCAGGCGCTCAACAGGTCATGGAATGGGTCCGCACTCACTTCGAGTCGGTCTCCGGCCGCGCAGGCTACGCAGACTTCTACAAGCGCGACATCCAGCTCAAGCTCCTCGATCCTGTCGGCACCGTGGTGGAGCTCTGGGACATCAAGGGCGCCTTCATCACCGAAGCAAACTTCGGCGAAGTCACCTACGAAGACGGCGGCCCAATGGAAATCTCAATGACACTCCGTTTCGACAACTGTGTTCTACAATTTTGACGTCATCATTCGGCAATCGCAAAAGCGGTTATCAATTATACAAGTCAAAAGGTCTGTGGTATATTACTTACCATGGACCTTTCATCTTTTAACTGCCCTGAATGTGGACAATACGAAACGACTAAACTAGATTCTCTAAGAATTCATTGCCAAAAAAAACATAGCTTGCCAACTCGTAAGCTCTACGCGTTACTTTTCTTGCCCGAAGGTAAAGAACCGACATGTGCCTGTGGTTGTGGAGAGCCAACTAAGTTCTTGACTCTTCAAAAGGGGTTTTCAGAATATGTCTTAGGACATGCTGCACGGATCAATAACAACTGGGGTCACAATCTGGTGGCCCGAGAAAAAAGCCTTAAGAAGAGAAGAGACGAAGGACTGTGGAGTCGTGATCCGTGGAATAGGGGCAAGACGAAAGACAATGACTCAGAATTTGCGAAGATCGCTGAAAGAGCATACAACTCTAAAAAAGAAAAAATTAGAAAATCATCAATGATGAAAAGCCATTGGGAAAATGGCGTAATCTCACCTCTCACCGGTTCTGCTCATTCTCAGTGGAAAGGCGGTACTTCTGCCTTGCAACCGCTTGTTCGTTCTCATCTGCACAGCGTCTGGGTATACCCGAAGTTGAAAGCCAGTGGGTTTCGTTGCACGGTGTGTGGGTCGACTGACTCATTGGAGGTACACCACGATGGTGAGCGGTTTGCCAGTATTCTGTTTAAGGCTGTTCAGGAGTTAGGAGAACCAGGCGAGTCATTCGAGAAAAAACATTTAATTGCCGAGTGGGTTGCCAACTACCACATTGAGAAGAATATTTCTGGTGTCGTCCTGTGTGATGGATGCCATGATGTGGAGCATGGTAGCGAAGTTTAGAGAAAACCAAACTTAAATCCGCTGCCTATTCCTGGGTTGTTTTTTGAAAAGCCTTGTCCAAAGCCGCTGGCCATACCTCAACCGACGCCGCCGAAGCCGTTGGAGCCTGTGACGACCAGGAAGTTTTTTGTTGGTATCGTGGTGAGGCCTGCGACGACGTTGAACGTGACTGATGCCCCTGATGACCCCGAGACGAAGATCCTGTCCGTTCGAAGTTCCCCTGAAAAAGATTCCGATCCGCTGAGGATGAAGTAGTTCGAATTGGCTGATTTCAGACCGTTCTCTGTGAACGCGATGGCGACGACGGTTGTTGATGCGCTTGTATTCTTTATCGTGATGAAGCGTGTGACGCCGGCGAAGTTGATTTCTTTTGTCGACCCTAGGGTGACGTTGGAAGACGTCACGAACGGCATTGCCGAAACCTGATATGCAGGAACGAAACCTTCGTGTGGATATGGGTTGTTGAGAGACATTGCGATCAATAAGTATTAAATTACCCAGTTATTAACTATTAACGTAGATATAATTGACCAAGTCGCGACGTTTATTTTCTATTTCTATTTACGTTAACAAATCTTGTGGTTAATATACAACAGGCTTGATAACAAGAGATAGAAAGAAAATATATGAGCACAGATAATCGTGAACAACGCAATGCAGTTTTTACTGGATCGCAAAATCTACCGTCAGGTGTTGATCCGCGTATGCCGATGCAATCCGCAGCTGAAAAAGTAAAGGCTGAATTTGGATTGGACATACCTACCGAGGTTGTTCCATTACCTTCTTCGGGCAAAGTTTATTCTACTGAGTCATCGTTATATGGTGCAGAAACAGTAGAGATCAGACCAATGACTGCCCGTGAAGAAGACATCTTGACTTCGCGAGCCTTGATTAAGAAAGGCACAGTTATAACGGAGCTTCTTAAATCTTGTTTAATTGATAAGTCTATTAATCCGGCAGATTTATTAGGAGGTGATAGAAATGCTCTGATGGTCGCCATACGTATCACGGGGTATGGTCCAGAATATCCTGCTGAGATTGAGTGTGCAGAATGTACCACGAAGGCTCCTCACGAATTTAATTTAGCGCAATTACCTATTCGTAGATTGGAGATTGATCCTGTTGTTCCTGGTATGAATCTGTTCGAGTTCGTGTTGCCACGAAGCAAGAAGAATGTTAAGTTTCGTTTCTTGACGGGTCGCGATGAAGAAGAGATCATGACTACGTCTGACAAGCAAAAGAAGCTTGGTCTAAAAACCGAGTCTAACGTTACGACGAACTTGGTTTATTCGATCGTTTCGATAGATGGCATCGAGGATCGCGGTAAGATTTCTAACTTTGTTAAGATGATGCCAGCTATGGATTCGTTGGCATTGCGTAATTATATTCGCGATCATGAGCCTGGTTTGATCATGAAGCAAGAGACGACTTGTCCTAGTTGCGGTCATTCAGAGGAGGTAGCGATGCCGCTCGGTGTCAACTTTCTTTGGCCTTCGGCCGGAAGATAAAGAGCTAGCTGTACTGGAACCCACCTTTTTATTGATATATTATGGTGGGTTCCTATACAGGGAAGTCTACAACATGCCTGTGTCATATCGTCGTTGGTTCATAGAAAGAATCAACAAAGAATTGAAGCAGACGCATGAAAGTGGTCATACCCAATCCCGCGCGTTACACCAAAATTCGCCTGACGTCAGAGCGCTTGAAGGAAAAGCCCGTGCTCAAGTGCCTAGTCGTTTAAGAAGATTTACATAAGAAGGGTAATAAATTTTTTTACGTATTATTTACTAGTGTATCTTCGCGAGGGAACCCTGTGGAAAATAAAGAACCTTTAAACGAATTACGCGTTAATTTATTGGGTAAAGTTTTTTTTGCGACGTTGGGCGCATGGTTGGTCGGTAAAATGGTAAACACGAAACTTCGTGGTGACCAAAGAGAGATCGAAGCGATTGGTAATGCGTTGGCGGCGTCGAGAAGATTTCAAGATGAATTAAATCGTCCAGGAGCTACGGTCGATTCGGTCGTTCAAAAATTAGGAATAAAACACATGTCTGCCTCGCAATTTGAAAGAGTGCTTGGTGTTCCGTGGCCTTTGTGAAGTTTTAGGTAATCTATCATGGCATCTGGACCTTCACAAGAAAATTTAAAAATCGCGCAGCAGATGGCGCAGCTAATGACACAAATGGCTGCGCAGTCTGATCGTATAACAAGGTCCTATCAAACTCAAGCCCAAGCGACCGCCCAAATGGCGGAAAATATGGCCGGAATGGAGTCTGGCGAAGTCGTAGCTCAACTTCAACAAGTCAACGTTACCTTGAAGGAAGTCGTCGCTGCGCTACAAAACTTAAATTCTACTTCGGTCGCGACGTTTAATGCTATCGCTAAAGGCGCTGCTGGTGCAGCCTCTGCGACAGAACAATTAGCCGACGCAGCCAGCGAAATTGGCGATGGATTACAAAACATCGAAACGACAGCCTTACAAGACTTACAGGAACAGTTGGGTAGAGCTGGCAAGAACGCGTTGTCTTTTCGACAAAAGATAAACGCAGTTGGCGATTATCTTGAAGGAGAATTTCCTGTCGCAATGGGCGCCGCCACTGGAGCTTTGAGCGGTTTGCAGCAAGGTTTCTCCAATCTTATGTCGATTGGTTCGGGATTTTTAGGTATTGCTGGATCTCTAGTTTCTGGATTGTTGTCGGTTGGTCAAGCCATTCTTTCGATGCCTTTTAAGATGCTCGAAGGTTTAACTAGCATGGCCGAAGAAATGGAAGAAGAATCCGGCGGTGGCGGCGGTGGAATTAACGCATACGCGGAAGCATTGAATGAGTTAAAGAAAGAATTCGGCGCGCTAAATGGCCCAGTCACTACAGCCATACAAAATACTGCAAATTTATTTAAAGGCGCCGAAGGATTGGCATCGGCATTCGGAGACGCTGCCGATAGACTACAGCTGATGACAAAGACGATGGCTGCCGGTGGTATCGCGTTACAATCATTGGCACAAGAATTTAATGAAAATGGAGGAGCTATAATGGTCTTCCAGAAAGGTCTAGGCTTTTCCGACGAACAGTTAGGAGACCTAGCGAAGACCGCCAAGTCGACGGGTACATCGATGTCGAAACACTTGTTGGACATCACAAAGCACGCGACTCACATGGGTAAGGAATTTGGCATTGATTTTAAGATATTGACGAAAGGAATGGCCAAGGCTAATTCCGATATGGCTCATTTCGGGAGCGTGTCGCAAAAGCAAATTGGCGTTGCTGTTACGTACTTTGCCAAGTTAGGCGTCGAGCTCGACAAGGTGACCGGTGCGATGGACGCGTTCTCTACGTTCGACGATGCGGCCGATAAAGTCTCTACGCTAAATCAAGTATTCGGTACTAACATAGACGCTATGAAGCTTGTAAACGCTGAAGACCCGTCAGAGACGATAGAACACTTGAGAAAGGAATTCGCAAAGGCGGGCATCGACGGCGAAAAGTTAAGTCGTTCTCAAAGATCTTTGATAAAGTCGATGACAAACCTCGACGACACAGAACAAAAGTTGCTGTTTTCTTCTAAGAACAGAGGGGTTTCGCTCGATAAAATTAGAAAAGAAGGAGACAAAGCTGAAAAGAAAACGATGACTCAGGCCGATGCGATGAGTCAATTAGCCGGTGCAATAGACAGAGTTAACAAGTCTGCAGGCGGTGGTGGCGCCGGCGGAGAAAAGAAAACGAAAGGTGGTTTTTTCGGTTCGTTCTTTGAAGGTATAACAGATGGACTTACTCATACGAAAGAATTCCAAGTCCTATTAAAGAACATCAAGGATTCGTTAAGGGCTGTTTACGACGCTGGTGTTCGTTTGGGCGCTGCTTTCGTAGAATATTTCCCTGGTGTCAAAGATTTCTTGAGTGCCTTGGGCGAAATATTCGAACCAGGAAAGTTCAGCGCATTTGCCAACGACATCGTCGACGAACTCGTCCAGTTTATGAAAGACCTTGGAGAACCGGGTGGCAAGGCATCTTTCTCGGACTTAATGGACAAACTAAAACAAAAATTCTTCGACTTCTTCGATACTAACAGCGGAGCTGGTACCAAACTTGTCGAAAGTTTCGGCAAGATAATGGATGCAATAAAAGTCGTCCTCGCCGGCGCGATTAAGTGGTCGATGGAGACCCTGGGTAATTTTATAAAAGATATCGTTAAGTTTATAGCAGATCCGAAATCAGTTCAAGGCGCAAGCGAGCTCGGCGACGCTGCGATGGACTATGTTAGCCCTATAGCACAAGCCTTTAAAGATGGTTGGAAAGTTTTAGGTCCTGCGTTAAAAGACCTCGTTAGTATGTTGATGGATATGTTGATGGATCTTTTGCTGGAATTTGCCAGCAATAACTACGGTAAGATCGCGTTGATTTTATTTGGTCCTGCTTTTGCTCAGGCACTGTTGGGGGCTGCGACGGCGTCGATCGCGGGTGCATTATCAAGTGCTATATCGAAAGCGTTCACAGGTCCAGGGGTTCAAGATAAAATATTGTCGCAAGTTACGAATTTAAACAAGACGTTGTCTCAAGCGCCAGCAGCGACCGGAGCGACACCTTCTCTTGCCCCTGCTGCCGATATGGCGTCCCCTGCTAAAAAAATATCCGACGTCGGAGATGGTATCAAGTGGTCCACAGTCGGTAAGTTCTTGGCCGGAATAGCAGGCGTCATTGCGATCGGTATGATAGCTTTTTTTGTTTCAATTGCCCTAATAAGAGCGTTTGATATCACGACAGAAGAAATAATGAAGGCGGGTCTGCTCGTCATGGGCAGCGCGCTCGCGGCTGTGATGGCAGCGGGTGCTATAGCCTTGATATCAAAATTACCCGAACCAGATAAAACATTAGCTATTAAGCTCGGCCTCATCGGCGTCGCGATGGTGGCAATTGCAGCCCTCGGCGGACTCGTCGCGTGGGGAGTAAAAGAAATAGGAATAACACTAGAACACGTTGTCACGGCGCTTGCTTTAATATTAGGCACAACTATTGTGATGATCGTGGTAGCGGCTTCTTTAGTTGCTTTCGCCGGTGCCGCCAAGGCGCTCACGCCGCCGATCGCCCTTGCAATTGGACTTGGACTTATAGCAATTGGAGTTGTAACGCTTGCTATAGCTGCGCTGGGCGCAGCAATCGTTTTAGGCGTAAAGGCAGCAGGTATAACGGAAGGAGATGTTAAGGTTGCTAGCAATCTAATATCAATGACAGCTAAAGCGATTGGTATCGCGGTTTTGGCGATGGTCGCGGCCCTTGGTGCGACTGTGTTTGCAGGGATTAGCAAGGTGTCAAAACTTCTTGGTGGAGGCGATCCGTTTAAAAACCTAGAAGACATTGTCATAAAAGTAACCGACATCGGGTTAGCGATCGTCAAAGCGTTAGCGGGTGTGCCAAGAGATATAGGCCCCGTCGTTGACGCGTTCGTAAAGATACTAGATTCCGTCGCGACGATAATGAAAATAATTCCAGATACCTTGAAGGCGATGGATTTTGGATTTTTTGAAACCGCAGAAGATAAAACGAAGCGAATCAACGCGGTCAACAAAATGATCGCGAATCTGATCGGCCGGTCTACCGGCGACGAAAAAATAGGCGTAGTCGGTATGATTACGACGATATTGGATGCTTTGTCAACCATGGATACGTCACAAATAGAAGCCGCTAAGGCGATTGCACCACTTTTACAAGGCGCCGCGGCCATGATGTCTGCCATCGGTTCAGGCATATCATCAATCGGTGAAATAGCTAAGGCCATCGACGACGACGACTTCGAAAAATTGCCACCGATCATCAATGCCATGACTCGCCTTGTGGAATCGATGTCAAAGCCGATTAAAACATTGTTAGATGGCATCAAACCCATGTTCGACGCTGCGGCCGCGATGCCCGAAAACTCCGCGGCCGGCGTGCAGGCGTTGGCTAGTATGTTCCAAGCGCTTGGCCCAATTATGCAAGCTCTTTCACTGCCACCTGGATTGATGGACGTATTAAAGACGGCAACCTCTACAGCTTATGGAGAAAATGCGGGAGACATATTAGAAAAAATGGGTACGTACATGGACAAAGTCAGCTCTTCACTGAAGACGTATGTTTTGCCTGCGATGTCGAACGCAGTAGCACAATTAATACAATCTTTAAAAGGTGGAGGAAGTATAGACCCGGCGCAAGCAGAGGTCTTGAAGGCTGTCGGACCGATAGTTACAGCGATGTTAAATTTTGCACAAAGTATGTCCGACGGGGTAACAAAAGCCAAGGATGGTGCAGACGCGCTTAAAAAATCAGACGCGATCGAAAGTGTCATGCGCAACATGGGTAAGCATTTGCCAGTTATATTCAAGGCGCTTACCGACAACATCAAGGGCGTAATCGATGGCGTAATCAAAGTTGTTTCAGGGATCAAGGTAGATCCATCGACGAAGAGCAAAGTCGAATATCTAAGTCTAATCTTTTCGGTCGTCGAAACACTAATTAAGGTCGCAGGAGGGATACGGGACCCCCATCAATGGGAGAACAACCTCTCGGCGTCTGACGGGATAGTCAGCGGCATCGCCAGGGTCGCAATCTTCCTGGGTAGATTGATTGGTCCAGGCAACGCTGCTTTCGGTACTTCGAAGGCGCCGCTGGAAGAATTATTGGAAAATACCGAGAAGATAGTAAAAACGATCGGTGGCAAAGCGGCAGGTCTAATCAAGGGCGCCGACGAGCTAAACAAGCTGATGAAGAGTATCGAGACTGTGATGATTGCTTTCAAAACAATGGGTGAAATAACCGAGGGTAAGACAAAAGATTCTTCGGCTTACGAAGGAACGATAAAGTCTGTAATCAGATCGTCGACGACAATGTTCCAATCGTTTACTAATGCTGATGGTATAGCGATGTTGGAATCCATCGACGTCGCACAAGATAATCTTAAGCGTACAAAAATCGACAGCGCGACAATGATGAAAGTAGCTGGAGCTTTTGGTGCGATGGTGTTACCTGTCGAAAGTTTTAAAACATGGTTCAACGCAATTAATCCTATAATTAGGGACAGTTACGGCCCTCAAATACAAGCGATGCGTAAAATGATCGATGCGATTGCAGAGATCGACGGTATTCTTTCGCAGACACAAAACATAGATATTAAAACCTCTTTAACAAAGTTCGCATCAAACTTCGGCGTAGCACTGGGACAAAAGGGACAATTTGCAGTTCAGGCGAAAGAAGTCGTCATTAACGTAAGTTTCGCTGTCGCCATCGACGCGACCAAGATCGAAGGCGCAATTCTTCAAGGCGATTCGAAGATTAAGGAAAAGATCAACGTCTTGCTAGGCGCTTTCGCAGGGCAACCTGAAGATACGGCCAAGTGGAAAGAGGCGCAGCCAAACACAGCTTACGGCATGGCTCGTAAGGGTGTCGGCTCCGGCGGCGCGCTATAGCAAGAAGGAGATGTGTGAAAGTGGATAAGAAACAAAAAAAGGAACAACTACAAAAATTGCATTCTAACGAGTTTTTCAACAACGTATTGAACCTTGCTCGTGACGAGGACGAGAAGAGAAAGATAAGGGCTTTTGCAGAAGAGATATACATTAACATTGTTCAGGGTGGTTTAACGTCGCAAAAAATTATAACTGAACATCCTGAAAAGTTGGTTGATATCGCAGAAGGAAGAATATCTAGAGATAAAGAACCCGTCGTCATTAAAGATACATGAGAGCGAGTCGATAGATG